TTCATATTCTGAAGCGGTTGTAATTAACTTCTGCATCATCCACAGCGCAAGCTAACAGGCGGGGCTTCGGCCCCTCCTCTTGAGGTTTACGATGGCAACATATTCCGCTGGCGATCAGATCAATCGCGCCCTGCGTTTGTTGGGGGTTCTGGCAGAAGGTGAAACCACTTCGGCGTCAGTGTCGCAAGACTCACTGATGGCGATGAATCAAATGATTGACAGTTGGAACACTGAGCGGTTGTCGGTGTTCTCAACCATAGACCAAATCGTTAATTGGCCTGTTGGTTCAATCAACGCCACGCTTGGCCCATCAGGGTCTTTGGTACGTCTAAATGGTACTGCTGTTCGCCCCATTCTGGTTGATGACGCAACGTATTTTCGTGATCCGCAGACGAATGTGTCTTACGGGATCAAGCTGATCAACCAACAGCAATATGATGGTATTGCGGTTAAGACCGTAACGTCTACGTATCCGCAGGTCATGTTCGTAAACATGACCTATCCTGACATTGACATCTACATCTATCCCAAACCAACACGCCTGTTAGAGTTTCACTTTATTAGCGTTGAGGAGTTGACGCAACCGGCAACGCTATCAACCACGCTGGCCTTCCCCCCGGGGTATCTGCGGGCGTTCACCTACAACTTGGCGATGGAGATCGCGCCCGAGTTTGGCGTTGAGCCCTCGCCGCAGGTGCAGCGTATTGCTATGACTAGCAAGCGCAACCTCAAGCGCATCAACAACCCTGACGATGTGATGTCAATGCCTTACGCAATCGTTGCGACACGCCAGCGGTTCAACGTTTACGCTGGGAATTATTAATCATGCCATATAACGCATTATTAGACGATAAAATATCTAATATGCTTGCATGGCAAAATATGCCAAAATTGCGCAGGGAAGCGGGCGCTCCTGGATATAAAGGACTTGGTTATTTTGGTGAATTGCCATCTGTTGATCAAGAGGGAAGGCCATCCCGTTCAACTGAATTGGCAGGAGAAATAGAAGGCATTCATTTTCCATTGTTAGTTCCAACATTAACAAAAGAAGAAATAAATCATTTGTTGTCTGGGAAACCAGCGACGGATCAAATTTGGGATAAAGCATACGCCCATGCTTTAATGCGTGGACAAGGTGGCAAAGATCCTTTTGCCACAATGTATGACAAAAGACATAAGGTTCCAGAATGAAAACGCCGATTCTGGGGTCGGCATACGTTGCTCGGTCGGTCAACGCCGCCGACAACAGAATGGTAAACTTGTTCCCAGAAATTGTGCCGGAGGCCGGAAAAGAAGCCGCATTCTTAAACAGAGCTCCAGGCCTAAACCTGCTGGCAACAATCGGCACTGGACCAATCAGGGGTTTGTGGGCGTACTCGTCTGATGACAGCACCGCGTTTGTCGTTAGTGGCACTCAGTTGTACAAGATCAACAAAAGCTACACCGCAACGCTTCTGGGTACAGTGGCCGGCACTGGTCCTGTTAGCTTGGCTGACAACGGCACCCAGTTGTTTATCGCGGCTAACGGCCCTAGCTACATCTACAACAACACCACCAATGTTTTTGGTCAAATTACCGATCCAGACTTTCCCGGCGCTGTAACCGTCTGTTATTTGGATGGATACTTTGTATTCAACGAGCCAAACAGCCAGAAGTTGTGGGTGACTGCTCTGCTAGACGGTACGTCTATTGATCCGCTTGAGTTTGCCAGCACCGAAGGTTCGCCCGATGGTTTGATTGCGGTGGCCGCAAACTTCCGTGAGGTATGGGCGTTTGGCACCAATTCAATTGAAGTTTGGTACGATGCTGCAAACCCTGACTTTCCGTTGGAGCGCATTCAAGGCGCGTTTAACGAGCTCGGTTGCGCCGCGCCATATTCTGTTGCCAAGATGGACAACGGGATGTTTTGGCTTGGGCGCGACCGTCGCGGGCAGGGCATGGTCTATCGTGCTAACGGTTACACCGGCCAGCGGATCTCAACCCATGCAATTGAATGGCAGATCCAGCAGTACAGCGACATCTCTGACGCAATCGCCTACACATACCAGCAAGACGGTCATTCTTTCTATGTGCTGATTTTCCCAACGGGCAACGCTACGTGGGTGTACGACGCGGCGACGGAATCGTGGCACGAGCGGGCTGGTTGGGTAAACGGTGACTTTACCCGCCACCGCAGCAACTGTCAGATGTCGTTTAACAATCAGATTGTTGTTGGCGACTATGCCAACGGCAACATTTACGCTTTTGACCTAGATGTGTACGCCGACAACGGCAGTATCCAGAAATGGTTGCGGTCTTGGCGGGCGTTGCCAACTGGTCAGAACAACCTAAAGCGTACCGCGCACCATAGCCTACAACTTGATTGCGAAACCGGCGTTGGGTTAAACACTGGTCAAGGGTCAGATCCCCAAGTAATGCTGCGTTGGTCTGATGACGGCGGCCACACTTGGTCAAACGAACACTGGTCGCCAGTTGGCAAGATTGGCGTCTATCAGCAGCGGGTATTCTGGCGGCGTCTTGGCATGACGTTAAAGTTGCGTGACCGGGTTTACGAAGTTTCTGGAACAGATCCGGTCAAAACGGTTATTATGGGTGCGGAACTGATTATGAGCGGAACCAATGCCTGATACCACCCAAATTACCCCGCCAAGGGTTCCGCTTACAGATCCTAGAACCGGATATATTGATCGGGCTTGGTACCGATTTTTTTTGTCTCTGTTTACTCTCACGGGTTCTGGGGCTAACTCAACGACGTTGACCGACCTGCAAGTTGGTCCACCTTCGGGTGGGATGTCTTCCGTTGACGTATCCGGGCTGTATAACTACAATATTTTACCGTCTGCGATTACTGTAACGGCGTCTCCTTTTGTGTACGTTAACAACCAAACGTACAGCGGCGATGTAATGATTTCTGGCGGCGGCATTTCAAAACTAGAATTTTCTCGCGACGGTGTTACTTATTACGACACCGGTAGCTATTACGGTATGTTTACGTTGTCTCCGTTTGACCAGCTACGAGTAACGTATGTTTCCGCTCCAAACATGACATTCATTCCGAGGTAATTGTGCCAACCACAAAGTTAACTCCAAACGCCAAACAGCAATTTTTTGATGCTAATGGCAATCCGTTGGCGGGAGGGAAGCTGTACACATACGCCGCTGGCACGACTACTTTGTTGGCAACTTATACAGACTCAACCGGAACCACATCAAACGCCAACCCGATCATCTTAGATTCTAGGGGTGAGGCAAATGTTTGGCTAGTTCCTGGCACGTCATATAAGTTCAAGTTGACCGACGCAAACGATGTGCAAATTTGGGTTGTTGACGAAATTTCTGCCCTAGCTTCAGCCGGCACAGTAACGTCTGTTGGGTTAACCGCTCCTGCCTTGTTTACGGTTACTGGAAGCCCCGTTACCGGGGCTGGCACATTGTCTCTTGCATATTCTGGAACCGCGTTGCCAGCCGCAAATGGAGGCACTGGATTGACGGCTCCGGGGGCAAACGGAAATGTTTTGACAAGCAATGGAACTTCTTGGGTTAGCTCTAGTATTGCTTTGCCAACAAACGCTGTTTCTTCAATATCTTTTGCATCAATTGGGTTAACTCCAAGTACCGCAACAACTGGCGCTATAACAGTTGCCGGGACTTTGGCGGCGTCCAACGGAGGGACTGGATTAACCTCGCCAGGGACAGCCGGAAACGTATTGACCAGCACCGGAACAGCATGGGCCAGCAGCGCGCCATCTGTTCCTTCTTCTGGCGGCGTTGGAACCTTGATTTTTGCTTTCTACCCTTTAGCCTCTGGCCCTGTACTATTTGGATCTACTGTTAGCGGTGGAAGTTTGATTTACAGCAACGCTTACGGTACTAATTCATTCGCGGGGCCAGGAGCTGGAACTTGGAAATGTTTAGGATATGCCACTAATCCGGTTACTGATAATGCTGAAGCAACAACTCTTTGGATTAGGACAATATAATGCTTGACAATTACACTGTTTCAAATCCCATCTGGGGCAATCCAGAAAACACAATTGTCAATGTCACTTTGACCGACAAAATCACTGGGCAGCAATTTGAGTTTTCTGCAAATCCTTTGGACCCAGAACCATACGGGCGTCAAATATACGAAAATTGTATTAACGGCGTTTATGGGCCGATTGCACCTTATGTTGCGCCATGACCGTAACAGCAACAGCCTTAATTGAGTCCAAGACGATACCTGCGTCGCAGCAAACGCAGTATACGTCTACGAACTTGGTCACAATTGTGGACAAGTTTACGGCCACAAATTATGGCGGCGCTGTTGCTACTATAAACGTCAACTTGGTACAGAACAGTGGTTCTGCGTCAAGCTCAAATTTGGTGGTAAGTTCTAGGCGCTTGCAACCAAACGAAACCTACACCTTTCCAGAGATTGTAGGCCACGTTTTAAACGTAGGTGATTTTATTTCCACGTTGGCCGGAACCGCAAATTCTATTAACATCAGAGCAAGTGGAAGGCAGATTTCTTGAACGATATGGTAACCACTGGGCAGCACGCGCTATCTATTGTAAGTCAGATAGAAGACGCGGAAAAACAGTTGCTAAAGCACCCACAAACTGACTGCCCAGTAGTGCATCATTTTGGGCCGGGTATTTGTATCCGCGAAGTCTTCATGCCGGCGGGCACGTTAGCAATTGGTCACCGTCAAAAATACGACCATTTGAATTTGCTGTTGCGCGGTAAAGTGATGGTCACCAATGATGATGGTGAAGCGCAAATCTTAAGCGCCCCGATGATTTTTGTCGGCAAGCCTGGACGCAAGATTGGGTACGTTGTTGAAGACATGGTGTGGCAAAACATTTACGCCACAGACCTTAAAAATTCTGACGAAGTTGAATCTTATTTTATTGAAAAAAGCGAAGACTGGCGGGCAGACTACGAAGCAAAATTTGCGGTTGAACAAACAGCTAGAACCGCTGATCGTATTGACTACCTAATGATGTTAGAACAAACTGGGATTGACGCTGAAACGGCGCGTCAACAGGTTGAAAACACTGACGATCAAATCTGGGTAGACAATTCTGTCACGAGAGTTTCGGACTCTCCGATTGACGGTAAAGGTCTGTTTGTGACTCATCCGATTAACGCTGGTGGTATTATTTGTGAGGCCCGCGTCGGTGGTCTGCGTACGCAAGCTGGGCGTTTTACAAACCATTCTTTGTTCCCCAACGCCGAAATGGTAATGAAACCAAACGGCGATATTGACTTGGTTGCTTTGGTTGATTTTGAAGGCTGCAAGGGCGGAAACATCGGCGTAGAAGCAACTATTGACTATCGTCAAGCACTTGCGCTTTCGGGCGTCAAACTTAAAGAACAGGAGTTGTCATGTCTGCCGTAGCAACAGCAATTGCAGGATCTGCCCTTGTCGGCGCGTATTCGGTTAATAAAGCGTCAAAGGCTCAAGCTGAGGCGGCCAGACAAGGTATTCAAGCTCAAGAAGATGCCTTAAATCGTCAAATATCGCTCAACGAACCATTTAGACAAGCTGGACTCGCGTCTCAAAATCGTTTGATGACGTTGTTAGGTATTCAATCCCCAGCAGCAACCGCTGAAGGCGCAACTTCTGAGTTTGTAACAGACCCAAACTCCCCTGATTTTGGTAAGTACGCCCGTGATTTTAGGATGTCGGATTTTGAAGCCGACCCCGGCTACGCTTTTCGGCTGTCTGAAGGCGTGAAAGCACTTGACCGCAGTGCTGCGGCAAGAGGTGGCTTGTTGTCTGGCGCTACCCTTAAAGGATCGCAAAAATACGGTCAGGAGATGGGTTCGCTAGAGTTTCAAAAAGCGTACGACCGTTACCAAACTAATCGAGCTAATCAGTTGAACCCGCTTATGGGCTACGCAACTGGCCCAGGAATGTCGGCAACCTCTGCAAGCACAGCGGCAGTAGGGAATTTTGGAAACGCCGCCGCAACTGGTTATGGCAACATTGGTCAAGCTAGAGCGTCTGGGTATATTGGCGGGGCAAACGCCCTAAACTCCGCGCTTGGGACTGGTTTGAATTATATGCAAAATCAACAGTATATGAACAGGCTTGCTTATGGCGGTGGTGGTCAAGGGTACAATTATATTGAAATGCCTAGGTAAGGATTAATCATGGCAGACTACTCCCTCGCCCTTGGCGTTCGGCCTCTTCAACTTGAAGACCCGCTGACGTCCTACAGCAAATTCGCCGCAATTCAGAACGCTCAGAACCAGAATGCGTTAGCTCAATATAAATTGTCTGCGGCGCAGCGTGAAGATGAATCTATTAACGCGCTTAGACAACTGTTTTCCGACCCTAAAAATATAGATCAAACAAGCCCGGAATTTATTCGTAGCGTATACGGCATTTCCCCGGAAGCAGGGATTAAGTACGCAAAAAGCATTGCTGAAATGCGGAAAGAGCAAGGTACTTTTGACAAAACAGAATCTGAATTGTTAACAGCGGAACTTGCCCGCTCAAGAGGATTGATGGGTCAAGCGCAAACCCCGGAAGAACTTGCATCAATAGTTTCTAATTCTTACAATCCTAAAACAAGAACAGGCAAATATTTTGCGTCTCAAGGGTTAGATGTCAATACAGCTCTAGAGGCAATTGCGCAAACTAAAAACGATCCGCAAGCGTTTTATACTTTACTAGAATCGTTTGCTTCAAACGGTGACAAGTTAATTGAAAATATTCGCGCTAAAGCTCAAGCTTTTCAAATACGTCCGCAGCCTACAATTGGCAGAACTTCAGCGGGAACACCAGCGGCGCAAGAAAACGCTTTAGGAATGCGTTTAGGAACACCCGTGCCAACACCAACCCAAAACGCTTTAGGGGCGCCCGCAGCCGGTGGAGTCAACACAACGGCAATTCCAACTGCTCAAGTTCGGCCGTTTCCTCTTTCGACTGAGCAGCCAGCGCCAGCGGGCGCAGCAGCAGCGCCAACATCTTTTGCGACGGGCAGGTTGGCTAAAATTGAACAAGAAATTGATCAACTGGAAGATGTTCTTGCCCAATACCCAGGAAACAAACTTGCCGCCGATAGGCTTCAACTTAAAATTGGAATTAGAGATAAATTAGTTGCAGAAGTTTCTCCCAAGCCTCAAGTATTTGATTTAAATAATCAAGTACTAACAATTGACATGAATCCGAAAAGCCCGACTTACGGAACAGAATTGACCAGTAGAATTAAAGGGGCAACTCCTTCTGGCCCAAGTTCTCTTGCTGTAATGCAAGCCGAGCGAGATGCTTTACCTCCGGGTGACCCTAGGCGCGCTGAACTAGATCAAAAAATTAAAAAAGAAACGCAAACCGCCCTAAGTTCTCTTGCCATGAAGCAAGCAGAGCGCGATGCTTTGCCTCCGGGCGATCCTCGCCGCGATGAACTTGATCGAGCAATTAAAAAAGAAACTGAAAATGCCCCAAGTTCTCTTGCTGTGTTGCAAGCAGAAGCAAACGCGCTGCCCGTTGGAGATACTCGCCGAAAACAAATTGAAGAAAAAATAGCAAGAGAAACAAAAGAAAGTCTGCCTGCTGACGTTCAATCTTACGAATTCGCCAGAAAGCAAGGGTACACAGGAACTTATACCCAATGGGTCAAAGACAAAGCAACATGGGGCCGCGCCCCTGCCACTCCTGCCGCTCCAATTAGTGCGTTTGACAGAGAAACGAAACAACTGGTTTTTGTTACTAACGAAGAAAGGCTTAGAAATCCTGGAAGGTACGCGCCTACGGCAGAAAAACCAGATAGGGTCAACCCAAATTCATTGAGGGATGAATATATTGCTTTGACTAAAGATTTTAGAACGGTACAGGACGCTCACACCAAGATCACTACAACCGCGCAAACTGGCGCTGGTGATATGTCTTTGCTTTACAACTACATCAAATTGCTTGACCCCACATCTGTTGTGCGTGAAAGCGAGTTTGCTGCTGCCGCTGCTTCCGGTTCGTTTGGTGAGCGCGTACAAGGCGCAGTTAACAAAGTTCAGACCGGTCAAAGACTTACGGAAAATCTTAGAAAAGATTTTATTAATGAAGCAAACAATCTTTACAAAGCTCAAAGAGCAGGTGCAGAACGAATCAAAAATCAATACACCGAAATGGCAAAACGTGCCAATTTAAACCCAGAAGATGTGATTGTTGATTATTCCGCTAAAGCCGCTCCTGCGGTTCCTGCTACCCAACCTGCCGCCACCGACATTAATTTGTTGCCACCAAAAGTAACAAAAAACGGCAAAACATACGTTCTTCAGACCAATGGCAAATACATTGAACAATAGGTTTAATCATGCCTAAAGAGTTTTCACCCGAAGAGCTTGGTATAACGCCAAGGGAATTTACGCCAGAAGAATTAGGCATCAAACCCAAAAAAGGTTTTGATCCTTTAAAAATGGTTATGAATGCTCCTAAAAGTTTGTATAAAAACACAATTGGGGGATTGTACGAAGCAGTAACCAACCCAATCCAAACTGCGACTGGTGTGTTAGACGTTGCCGCAGGTGGCTTACAAAATATGTTGCCGGCTAGTATTCGCGCTTACATTGACAGGTACGATCTAAATCCAGAAGCCGCTGCTCGCGCTAGGGCTGCTGCATCTGCTGTTGGTCAGGAGTACGCCTCAACCTATGGTACGCCTAGCGGGTTTGCCCAGACAATGGAGTCTGACCCTTTCCGTGTTTTGGGTGATGTATCTATGCTTGCTGGCGGTGGGTCTGCTGCCGCTCGGTTGGCTCGACTTCCGCAAACTTCTCAAGCATTAGCAAGAACCTCCCAAATTACCAACCCTGTCAACGCCTTGGTTGGCGCAGCACGGCTTGCTGCTCCTGTTGTTACGCAAGGACCCGCTGCCGTAATTGGTTTAGCCACCGGGGCTGGCCCAGAAACGGTCAGAACCGCATTTCGTTCCGGTCAAACTGGTAACCAAGCGTTTCTGGAAAATATGCGCGGGAATGTTCCAATGACAAATGTCTTGGATGATGCAAGGGCAAATTTAGAAAATATTCGTCAGGCTCGCCAAGCAGAGTACCGTTCTGGTATGGCTGACGTTTCACGAGATCAGACTGTTTTAAATTTCAACAACATTGACAACGCTATAACACAAGCCAGCGATGTTGGTCAATATCGCGGGCAACCGATTAACCCAAGAGCAGCACAGGCTTTGCAAGAAATTAGGGACGTTGTTGATCAGTGGAGACAACTTGATCCTGTTCAATTCCATACTCCAGAAGGTATGGATGCTTTGAAACAACGGATTGGAGCAATCCAAGAAACCATACCGTTTGAAAACAGAGCAGCGCAACGTGTCGCAAGCACTATTTATAATTCAATACGGAATGAAATTTCAAACCAAGCTCCAGTGTACGCAAGAACAATGCAAGCGTACACAGAGTCGTCAGATCTAATTAGAGAAATTGAACGAGCTTTGTCTCTTGGTCAACGAGCTTCTGCCGATACTGCAATGAGAAAATTGCAGTCGTTGACGCGCAACAACGTCAACACAAATTACGGTCAACGAGTTCAGTTAGCCAACCAATTAGAGCAACAAGGCGGCAGAGATATAATGACAGCCTTGGCTGGTCAGTCCATGAGCAGCCCGATTCCGCGCAACCTTGCGGGGCAAGCCGCTGGTCTTGGTACGTTAGCTTCTAGCATAACCAATCCGGCAACTTTGGCGGCAGCACCGTTTATGAGTCCAAGACTCATGGGCGAAACTGCGTATGGTTTAGGGCAATTTGCCAACGCTGTTGAACAAAGCGTTCCGGTTCAAAATTATTTAACCCCTGCAATGCAGAGGTTGAATATGCTACGCGGCAACATACCGATGACACCACAACAAGCTAGAATGGCCGCATTGATCGCCGCTCAAGCCGGCAACAGTCAGCAACAACCTTAATTTTGGTCCCATGATGGTTACATTATCTGAAGTTGATTACAAAATTGACGCCCACGTGGACGTCTGTGCAATCCGGTACGAAGGTATCGAGAAAGAAACGCGCGGTATCCACGCCCGGATCAAGCGTCTAGAGCAGATCCTGATCACGGGCGGCGGGGCCATCATTATGATGCTGCTGACCATGCTAATGAAAGGTCATTAAAAAGTCATCGTTAGTTTGTAAGATGAAGTTCCTTTTCTTGGAGCCTCACATGAAAGACGACATCCTTGCCGCTATTGACGCTTCTGAGCCAGTTGACGCCCTGAACGCTCTGTTCTCGGTCGCCTTCTTGGTTGCTAAAGCATCGAACATCAACGAGTTCACGCTGTCTTCGCTTTTTTCTTCGACCGCTGACGCACTCTTCCAAACTCACGCTGAAGACGAAGAGGAAGAGGAAGCTGAAGAGTTTGACGAACAGACCGACGAGTAATGATCTGACCCCCTGACGACCTCGGGGGGTCACCCAACCGCAACAAAACTGTGGTATTTGGGATGCTTCTCCTAAAAGGATGAAGAATAATGACACCAAAAATCACGGACCAAGAGTTTTTGCGGTTATGGGACGAGCACAAATCACCACTTAAAGTAGCCAAAGCCACTGGGCTTTCTGAACGCCGTGTTCACACTCGACGGCGCGCAATAGAAAATAAGTTAAACATCAATTTAAAAAGTGGCAAAGCAGTCCATATCCAAAAAGCCCGCCACGAAGCTGGCCTGACTGATGGCATTGCGATCATTTTCTCTGACGCACACTTCTGGCCTGGCATTAGGACAACTGCCTTCAAGGGCTTGTTATGGGCGATAAACGAACTTAAACCGCACGTTGTAGTCGCCAACGGCGATATTTTTGACGGAAGTTCGATCAGCAGACACGTCAGAATAAATTGGAGTTCGGTCCCAAACGTAAAGCAGGAACTTGACGCTTGCCAAGAGGCGCTTAAAGAAATCGAAGACGCTTGCGAGAAGGCCCGCCATCACACGCAACTGATATGGCCTTTGGGTAACCATGACTCGCGCTTTGAGTCGCGCCTGTCAGAAGCTGCACCCCAATTTGAAGGCGTCGGCGGCACGGCGCTCAAAGACCATTTCCCAAAATGGCATCCATGTTGGTCTTGCTGGTTATCAGACAACGTAGTGGTCAAACACCGCTACAAGGGCGGCGTTCACGCTACTCACAACAACACGGTCAACTCTGGCGTCACAACTATCACCGGCCATCTACACAGCCTTAAAGTAACGCCGTTTAATGACTATAATGGCACTCGGTGGGGCGTTGACACGGGTACGCTTGCTGAGATTGATGGGCCGCAGTTCATCGACTACCTTGAAGACGGCCCGGTCAACTGGCGCAGCGGCTTTGCCGTGGTAACTATGAAGAACAGCAAGCCGCTCTGGCCTGAACTTGTCAGCAAACACGCCGAAGGTATCATCGACTTCCGTGGTCAACTTATTGATGTGAGTGGG